TTCTGGTTATAAAATGTATGGTCAATTGTCAGGTGGTACAGAAAACGCTCCAACAGTTGTTAGTAATACTAATACCTTGTTAGCTTTAGGAGGTCAAGGATATACGGGAAGTGTTTTTTCACAATGCGGAAGAATTAGGTTTTCTGTTGATGATGCAAGTGTTTCAAGCACATCTATGGGTGGCAATATTTTATTTGCAACTCAATCTACGGGTGGTATTGCAAATTTGGTAGAAAGAATAACAATTGATAATGTTGGAAACTTACACCCTCTTTCTGATAATGTTTATTCATGCGGAGCAACTGGCGCTAGATGGTCGTCAATATGGGCGGCAAATGCAACCATACAAACATCAGATGAAAACACCAAAACAAATATACAACCTGCATCTTTAGGTCTTGATTTTATAACAGCGTTAACACCAGTTTCATATAAATTTAAAGTTGGTAGTAATAAAGTTGTTAAACAAATCTATCGAGATGCAGATGGGGTTGAATGTGACTTACAAGACGAAGATGCCACACCGAGTGAGATAATAACAGAACCAGTTGAAGGTAAGAGAACGCATTGGGGTTTATTAGCGCAACAAGTTAAATCAGTATTACCTCCAAACATTGATTTTGGTGGATGGGTGTTGACGGATACTAATGATCCAAACAGTGAGCAAGGACTTCGATATGAAGAGTTTATCAGCCCAATGATTAAAGCTATTCAAGAGTTAAGCGCAAAAGTTATAGCATTAGAGGTTAAACTTGAAAGCATGTAGAGGTATGGGCGACATCAATTCTAATTTTAACAGTTTTAAACAGGGCTTACTATGAAAGAATTTGCGTTAGCACGTTTACACGAAGCTTCTTCTTGGAGAGCAATGATATGGGTACTGACCAGTTTTGGTTTGGTCGCATTTAAAGGTGAGCAAGCGGAAGCAATTATCGCACTGGGTATGGCGCTCAGCGGGGCTTGTGGTGTTGTTACTCCTGACAAGTTGTTCAATAAAAAAGTGTAACCTACACCCTGCTACGATAGAACAGATTGGTTGGGTAAATTCCACCTTTGATGGTGGTCAAATAATAGTTGATTGTAAGGTGGAAACAGATGAATATAAAAGCGATAGTAATTAGCAATGCAGCCAAGTTAATCCTTGGTGGTAAGTTATGGGTGGATGTACGTCGCCTTGTGTCGACTATCAATGGGGATACAACCCTAACAGGCCCTGAGAAACGCGCATCTGTTTATGAGGATCTACGTGTTATCTTTAGTAATGTGAGTACCGTGCTACTAAACTGTGCTATTGAGATTGCTACACTTTGGGTTAAGACTCTTTAATTAAGGAACAATAATGGCAAGTTCACCCTCAACATCTCTACGATTAGAATTAATGTCCCCTGGCGATAAAGCCAACACATGGGGAATAATAACAAATACAAATTTGGGATCATTGTTAGAGCAAGCTATCTGTGGATATATAGATATCAATCTAACCTCTAACGCTACTAAAACATTAACGCCAAGTAACTATGCTTTAGACGAAGCCCGTAGCGCGGTATTAAACGTCACAGGTGCCATAACAGCCACTGTGAGTATTATTGCGCCCACAGCACCGAAGATATATATCATAAGAAATAATACAACAGGTGCGCAAAGTATTATTATTAAAACACTAAGCGGTGCCGGTGTGACTATCGCTAACGGTAAGATGGCTATTGTGTTTTGTAACGGCAGTGGGTTTGAACAAGTAATACCTCAACTTGCTAACAATGCTACCACAGCGGTAAGTGCCACAAATTCTACAAACGCCACAAACGTAACAGGGGTTGCTGGTATATTAGGCTATTCAACCCCAACTTCGACAATTTCTTATGTTGGCCCTGGCGGCCCACAAGTAATGGGGTCAACGACCAATGCAGCGATGATAACTTTTCATCGCGCTGGCGCTTATGCTGTTAATTTTGGGTTAGATACAGATAACGTACTTAAAGTGGGTGGTTATTCTATAGGAGCTGCAGCGTATCCTATTTATCATGCTGGTAATCCTCAAGTTAACATATCGGGCAATGCGGTTACCGCAACAACTGCTGCGGCTTGTTCGGGTAATTCTACTACAGCTACAACTGCCGCGGCTTGTTCTGGCAATTCAACTACAGCGACTACTTCTGCAGCTTGCTCAGGCAACGCGGCTACTGCAACAACTGCGACCAATCTGTCGGGCGGGTCAGTATACGCAACATCGGGGTTTTTCACTTCTACAGTAGAGTCGCTTGACGAAGTGAAAACAGATTCTTATTTTAGATCTCAGCAATTGGTTGGGACAGGTGTCAGGTCTGTTACCTGCACAGCATTAGGAGCAATACAGGCCGAATCAGATGAAAGATTAAAAACTAGGGTTTTTGAAGAACCTTTGCCTGGTTTAGTAGAAGTGTTGCAACTCCAACCGCGAGCGTACAAATGGAACGATGATATTGAAAATCGTGGTGACGATGCTGCAATAGAAATTGGTTTTTTCGCTAACGAAACAGCGACTATTATTCCCTCTTCAGCGCCGATGGGGGCTGATAGTTATTATGGATTTTATGACCGGCCTATTATCGCTGCGCTTGTTAAAGCCGTGCAGGAACTCTCTGCGAAAGTAACTGCGTTAGAAGCTAAGTAAATGGAAGCCAACTTCTCAATAGCTTTGAAGCATATCTTTGAATCGGAAGGCGGTTATCAAGAGGATGCTAAAGACTCTGGTAACCGGCTTTCTGATGGTCGATCTGGTTCTACCAATCTAGGTGTTACGCAAGCGGTTTGGGAAGAATGGGTAGGCCATCCTGTCAGTAAAGAAGATATGCGAAACCTGAGGCGAGAAGGTGTGGAAAGACTGTATCGTAAAAAGTACTGGGATGTGGTACATGGTGATGATTTACCTGTAGGTTTAGACTTTCTTATGTTAGACTTTGCTATCAATGCAGGTCCGGGTAGAGCGATCAAAACATTACAAGAAGCGTTAGGCGTAACGACTGACGGAAACATCGGGCCTAAAACTGCATACGCGATTAAACACGCACCATCAAAAGAACTCATCAAAAAGTTCACACAAGTAAAAGATACTTTTTATAAAGAATGTCGCGGGTTCCCAACTTATGGAAAAGGATGGTTGAATCGTTCAGCAAAGGCAGAAGCTCTTGCTAATACTATGATAGGATAAGTTATGCCATTACAGAAAATGCAACTGGTACCTGGGATAAACAAGGAAAGCACGGCGTATGGAAGTGAGGGAACATGGTACGACTGCGACAAAGTGCGTTTTCGTTCTGGCAATCCTGAGAAGATTGGTGGTTGGACACGCTACTCTGACACACAAGTTATCGGTACCACTAGAGCGTTATGGAATTGGTTAGATTTAGCCAACTCAAACTGGTTAGCTCTTGGCACAAGTGAAAAGTTTTACATTGAGGCAGGTGGAATGTTTAACGACATCACCCCTGTAAGAGCAAGTGTTGAAGCCGTTGCAGCGCCTTACACAGGTATGTGGTACACCACAGGTTGTGGACCTTTAACAAACTGTTTTACTACAGTCGCTACGTCAAGAACGATCACCCTCGATATATCGGGAGGGCATGGTGCTATAGTAGGAGATTACGTTACTTTTTTTGGTGTGACAGGCACATACGCAACCGCATTAAACAACGATTTTTTAGTAACCACTACCGCAAGTACTACACAATTAACATTTGAACTTCCTAGTACTACAGCAGCTCCAACCACTTCTGGTACCACTGGCGGGAGCACAACGTATTGCGCGTTTCAAATAACAAATGGTTTGGATACCTATAGTTACGGGACAGGTTGGGGTGTTGGAACTTGGAGTAGCAGTATTGGTTGGGGAATGCCTTCTCCTGTGGGAAACATTGGCGAACAGTTACGTCTTTGGTCTATTGATAACTTTGGCGCATATTTGTTTTACGCGCCTCGCGGTGGCGAGATTTACTACCACACCGCGCTGACTGGAACAATACCAAGAACACTGACCTTAGCTCAAAACGCTGCAAAAGAAGTTGGTATCACCTATACCAACGTGCCAACACTCACTAATATAATAATGAGCTCTAGCGAGCAGTTCGTTATTCTTTTTGGTACACAAGAGTTTGGTCTTGAAACCGGTGCTATAAACCCGTTACTAGTGCGTTGGTCAGACCAAGCTAATCCGTTTGAATGGTACCCAAGCATTACCAACCAGACAGGAGAATATAAGATTTCTCATGGATCTACCATAATACAAGCTGTACAAACACGTCAAGAAACGCTTATATTTACAGACTCTGCTCTTTATTCTATGCAGTATCAAGGTCCTCCGTACGTGTTTGGGTTTAATGTTTTGATGGACAACATATCCATCATGTCGCCTAATTCTGCCTATACCGTTAATGGTGTTACTTATTGGATGGGTATAGATAAGTTCTATATGTATTCAGGTACAGTAGAGACACTACCTTGTACGGTCAAACAGTACGTGTTTGAAGACATGAACACAGATCAAGCGTGGCAGTTTTTTGTGGGCGGTAACTCAGGATACAATGAGATATGGTGGTTCTACTGTTCTAAATATGTGCTTAACGCTGACGGTACTGTTTTCTTAAGTACAACCGGTTCACCTGTCGTTAATAGTCAGATTAACAAATACGTTATTTATAATTATTTAGATCGTACTTGGTATATCGGTACTATGAACAGGTCGGCTTGGTTGGACTCTGGACTTAGACCTTTTCCTACAGCCGTTGATTATAATAACCGTGTGTTGTTTCATGAAAGTGATGTGGATGATCTGTCTAGTAATACGCCTGTTGCTATAAACTCACACATAGCTTCTTCTGAGTTTGACATTGAGGATGGTCAGAGTTTTGGTTATATTTGGCGCATCTTACCTGACGTTAACTTTAACGCTTCTACTATTCAAAACCCAAAAGTATACATGTCGATCACCCCTAGGCGTAACTCTGGTTACAAACCGGGTGTAACTAAAGACACTATATCAACACCTGTGGCAATTACACCAACTAACAATCAGGGTGCAGTAGAAGCTCAAAACCCGACAGCCGTTGTTAGTGGTAACAATTATACTAACAGCCCTGTATATACCGTACAAGAATTTACTGGGCAAGTGTACACCCGTGTTAGGGGTAGACAGTGCATCTTTAATATGAGTTCTAATGATTTGGGTGTAGCTTGGCAGTTGGGTTCAGTTCGACTGGACGTTAAACCTAGCGGTAGAAGGTAGACCATGGCTGTTAAAACAATACGTGTCAAAACACCGAAAGCGCCTAACTTACCGTTAGCACCTGTTACATATGAGAAGCGATTTCATGAGCAGTTTAGTAACGTGTTGCGGCTTTATTTTACGCAGATAGATACGGTCATTGAAAGTTTGTTCGGCATAACCGGCACTAAAACATTACGTGCGCCATACGGTACGTTTATCAGTACTGTCACGCAATCAGCCGCTGCTATAAACACACCCTATACAATGACTTACAACACCACGTTGTTTGCTAATGAGGTTAGTATAGATTCTATAAACCCTTCTCGCGTAACATGTACAAACGCGGGTGTTTACAATTTTCAATTTTCAGTTCAATTAGAAAAAACAAGTGGCTCTGCCGGTTATGTTTATATCTGGCCTCGGATAAATGGCGTTGCCATCCCTGACTCTGCAAGTCGAGTCGCTATCCAAGGTAGTGCAGCAGAAGCTATCCCCTCTTGGAACTGGGTGGTGGAGATGGAGGCCAATGATTATTTTGAAATAGTTTGGGTTGCTAATGACACCCTTATACATCTTAACTCACAACTTGCTATCACAACACCTTATGTACGTCCAGCAGTTCCTTCTGTTATACTAACGGTATGTTTTGTATCCGCGCTTCCTACATAAATTATGAGCAACTTATCCCTACTGGGCACAATGCCTGAGATACTACAAATCGAACAAGAGATTTTAAAACAACCTCAAGTTGAGTGTCCGTTAATACATTATCATATCGATGGTGTATACGCACGTAGGGGGTTCATACCGGCAGGTACTGTGTTAACAGGTGCGATACATAAATTTGAAAGTATCTCTATTCTTGCTCAAGGTACATTGCGAATTACTAATGGTAATACATCACATATTATATCTGCTCCCCATGTTATGACGGACAAACCCGGCATAAAACGTCTTGGGTATGCGGAAACTGATTGTACGTTTATTACTATACATAAAACAGATACAAGAGACGAAGGGGATATCAGAGATAAATTGATCTGTGATACTTTTGAAGATTATGAAAAACACGAACAGCAACTGCTGTTAGGAGATAAGTAACATGTTAGTAACAGCAGCAGCAGCGTTAGGGGCAACAGCAGCAGCCTCACTTGTAAGTGCAGGAACTTTGGGTTTGACAGCCGGTGCTATTGGTGCTGTCGGATCTGCTGTTGGTGGAGGGTTAGCAGCGGGCGCGATCGGAGCAGGTCTTGGTGCAGGAACAGCTGCTCTTACTGGAGGTGATGTGGGTAAAGGCGCACTGATGGGCGGGGTTGGTGGCGCTCTTACTGGCGGTCTTGCTAGTGGTATTGGTGCCGCTGGTGGAGCTGCTGCCGCTGGTACAGGGGCTTCTACCGCTATTGGTGCTGGTTCTGGTGCTGCTGGTGGAGCCGCTGCTGCTGCTGCCGGTGGTGAAGACCCTTTAAAAGGTGCGCTGATGGGCGGGGTTGCTGGTGGTATTGGTGGTTATGCTAAAGGAATAGATAGTGTTACTACTCCGGCAGCAGATACAGGTGTTTCCAAGATGGCTAATCAAACAGTCATCGGTGTAAAAAACCCATCTATGGGATATGGTAGTTTGCCAAACTCACCTGCAATCACAAATGCTCCACCTGCGAGCATGATGTCTTCTGTTGGTGAAGCTCCGGTTTATGGTTCTTTACCTCAATCTAATTTAGCAAATGTTAACCCAAATATGTCAGGACTCCCTGCGGCATATACTCCTACACCTGTCGCTTCAGCAACACCATCCTTGGCATCAACAAGTTCTGGATATTTACAAAAAGGTATCGATCTAATCAAAGAACACCCTGCTGAAGCAATGCAGATCGGTGGCGCTGGTATTAATATGCTAAGTACACCACAAGATCAACAGTTTCCACAAGGGCAACCTATTAATACGACTAACTACCTGTCACCTAACTTTCAACGCTATGAGGCTACACCTACATACGCTGATGGTGGTTCTGTTGGTTATGAGCCTTCTGTTACTATGTATGGCGGTGCAGCGGACGGTTATGCGGATGGCGGTATGTTAGGAGGAATGCCTGGCGCTGGTATGGTTAAAGGGATATACAATGCGGGTATTGGTGGATCTGTTGCACCTGGTTTAAAAAACACATTGTTCGGTAAAGATGAGACCGATGCTCAAATGCAACAAGCGCAACCTCAACAAGCGCCTCAACAAGCGCCACAAGGTCCGATGAACCCTATTGTTGCTAAAGCCATGGCTGCAACACAACAAGCACAACAAGCCGAACAAGCGCAACAAGCGCAACAAGCGCAACAAATTCAACCTGTGCAAGCGCAACCACAAGCGCAACCTATTGCTCCATCCATGGGTATAGCACAACCACAAATCCAACCTGTAGGGATGGCAAGTGGTGGTATTACAGATGGATATAATTTGGGTGGCTATGCGCATGGCGGTATTCCTAGATTGTTAAAAGGTCCCGGCTCAGGGATTTCAGATGATATTCCGGCTACCATAGGTGAAGACGGAAAACAACCTGCAAGACTTGCCACGGGGGAGTTTGTTGTACCTAGCCGTGTTGTTTCTGAGTTAGGTAGTGGTGATACTGATGCTGGGGGCAAAGTGCTTCAGCAGATGGTTGATCGAGTCCAAGCCCGTAGAGCTAAAACTATAGGTAAAGGAAAAGTAGCGGTTGATTCAAAGGCTCACAAAGCATTGCCCGCATGATTGAGATACAGCATGTAGAACCGATGTACGTACAACAGGTTTGGCCTATGGTCGAACCTTGGTTGATACCTGCCTTTGATAAGAGTGATTTGAATAACTATTATACAATAGATAACTTAAAAGACTATCTGTTGCGCGGTGAGCAGACACTGCTCGTAGCAGTTGATGAAGCCGCTGTTATACAAGGTGTTTGTACGATACAATGGTTGAATATGCCTAGTGCTAGAATTGCTTACATAACAGCGATAGGTGGAAGATTAATAACCTCTAAAGAGAACCATAATATCCTTATCGATTGGGTTCGTGCTTGTGGTGGTACACGTATTGAATGGTCTGCTAGAGAATCTATAGTTAGACTTTGTAAAAACAAATTAGGGTACACCCCAAGACAAATCACGATGGAGTTTCAATTATGATATTCAAACTAAGCAATCTTCCCAAATTCTTTTTCACTTACATTTGTCCAACCTTCTATGGCGGTAGCGCACCTGCTACGCCTTCGACCACTACTCAAAACATAAACAGCATCCCTCCAGAGTTGATGCCTTATGTGTTAGGCAATCTGCAAGCGGCTAAAGGCCAACTCTTTAAGACCGATGAGGGCGGACAGATTACAGGGTATCAACCTTACAAACCTTACAGCACTGACCCTAACAAATACGTAGCAGGTTTTAGCGCACTGCAAAAGCAAGCGCAACAAGGTGCTGGCGCATTAAAAATGCCCGGTCAGTTCGGTACGGCTACCGGTATGGCTACTGAAGCGGGTCAAGGTGCGTTAGGCGTTGCGGGAGGCGCAATAGGCACGGGTGCTAATGCCGCTAGAGCAGGTGAAGGCGCTATCGGTATTGGTGCAAGAGCGTATGGCGCTGGTGACGAGTACAACCAAATGGCGACAGATCCAGGTTCTATGGCTGGATGGATGAGTCCTTACATGCAAAATGTGACCGACTATCAAACACAGCAAGCCAATAGGCAGTACGATATATCAGGTGCCCAACAGGCAGGTGGTGCTGCACGTGCTGGTGCGTTCGGTGGTAGTCGTGATGCGATCATGGCTGCTGAGAATGCGCGTAACCGTAACCAAGCGATCACTGGTATTCAAGCGACCGGTGCTCAAACCGCATGGCAAGATGCCAGACAAGCACAACAGTTCGGTGCCAACCTAGGTATGCAAGGTTATCAGACCGGTATCCAAGGTATACAAGCAGGTCTTCAAGGGTATCAAACAGAACTACAAGGTTATGATACTGCATTAAAAGGTTATCAAACCGGCATACAAGGCTCACAACAGTTGGGTAATTTGGGTACGCAACAACTTGCTGCTCAGACCGATATCTTGGGTACTAAGAGTAAGTATGGTGCTGAAATACAAGGAAGAAACCAAGCGTTGATCGATCAACGTATTAAGAACTTTGAGAACCAACAAAACCAACCCTACCGTGCAATGGATGTTATGTCTGGTTTGGTACGTGGCACACCTATTGCCCAATCGTCAAGCACTCAGTACGCGGCTAACCCTAGTTACGGTCAACAGATCGGTTCGACTATTGGTGCGTTGGGTAGCATGTACGGTGCGTACAAAGGTAAAGCGAATGGTGGTATTGTCCAAACGTACGCAGACGGTGGATCTGTTGAGCAAGGTATTGAAGCCAAGTTGCGTGACATGTCGCCTGAACAACTGCGAGCGCACATTCCTGAGATTACCAGTCAAGAAGAACTGAGCATCGCCAAAAAGATCCTAGCTGAAGAAACCATGTCACAATACGCAAGAGGCGGTATTGTTGGTTATGCTAAGGGTGATCTTGTTGAGGAAGAAGAACCGGTTACCGAAGAAGAAATATCAGACTGGGAAAAGCTACACGGTATTCCTTTTGATAGGAACAATAGCGAAGTAGGACGAGTCCCTGCGAAAAGAGCACCTGCTAGAGGTATTGTTGAAGCGCTTCCTGTTATGACAAATAAAGGTATCATTGAAGAACCTGTTGTTTCTGATAGCGCTGTTGGTGTTAAACCTGTTGTAGAAGATGTTATAGAAGATGTTGCTCCCGCTAAAAAGAAAGGGTTAGAATCTATTTCAAACTTTGAACAAGAATCAGCGGGTGTAGGATCAACATCGCCAAAGTCTGAAGATTACGATAACCCGATCTATAATCAAAACAAAGATGTTCTGGGCATTACTGAAAAAGAAGTTTCTGAAGCTGTCGGTAGACAATACCCTACGCAAGAAGTTGTTCCAACAGCGTATCAACCTGCTGAAGAAGCTGCTCAACCTGTAGCACAACAAGCGCCTGTCAGTGATGGTCTTGCTGAAGAGCGAGAAACTGTTGGTAAAACACCTTTGCAAATTATGCAAGAGCGTCAAGCTGAGATGGAGAAAGCTGGTATTCGATCCTCTGATCAGATCTCTGCTGAACAACGCAAAGAGATTATGGCTGAGAAAGCGAATGCGCAAGATGAGAGCAAACGCCAAATGTATTTACGTATGGCTGAGTTCTTCTCTAACTGGGGATCTACACCAGGCTTACCGCTAGTCGCTGGTCTGAAAGCAATGAAAGACACACTACCTAGCGTTATGTCTGACAGCAAAGAAGACCACGCTGTGATGCGTAGCATTAACAAATCTTTACGTGATCTTGAACATGCAACCGAACTTGAAAAAGCTGGTAAGTATAACGAAGCCTATGCGATCAAGGAACAAGCTGCCGAACGTATTCGCAAACACGATGAGCATGTCGCTGATCTAGGTGCAAGACGTGAAGAGTTAAATAAGACTTTGGAATCGCATGAAAAGACAGCTAAGATTGCTGCTGGCGCATCTATGTACGGAGCAGATGAACGTGCAAGCAGAGCGGCTACTGGTGATGTAGGAGCTAGATATAACGCTTCTCCTGACATAGCATCGTTACGAGACATTCGTGAAGAATTAAAAGGTATAGATGCAAAAATAGAAGATGTTTCAGGATCTAAATCACCTGAAGATGTTGCTATGTTTAAAGAATTAAAAGCTACGAAAAAAGAATTATTAGATGAAAAGGTGCGATTGAAAAACAGAATGGATAGTAGAGGTATGAGCGATTATACTTCTACCCCTAACCCTTCACCTAGAGTTAATAAAAACTTATCGACTATGAGTCAAGAAGAAAGGTTTGCACAGCAATCTAAATTAGGTAAATAAATATGGCTACTAGATATGAAGAAAGTTTTCAAACAGCGTCTCAAGAAACAGGTATTCCTTCTAGCCATTTAAAAGCCTTAGCCACACAAGAAACGAATATTAATCAGATTAATAGTAAACAGAGCAATGCATTAGGGGTTATGCAAATAATCCCTAAGTGGCACCCTGCTTTAGATCCTGAAAGATTAGCTAACGACCCTGACTATAATATCAGGGGTGGCGCAGCCTATTTGGCAGATCTTATAGAAAAAACTGATCCTGATCTACCTTACGATGATCGTTTTGGATTGGCGTTAGAAAATTATTATGGAAGTAAAAACCCTGCTAAGAATGCTGAATATGCGCAAAGCGTTCTTAGTAAAATAGGAAACGCACCTGAAGTAGAACCTGATAATTATTTATTACCGGGCGAAGAGAATGCTTATAACGAATGGTTAGCAAAACAACCTGCTACCGAAGAAACACCTGAAAGCTATCTCTTACCAGGTGAAGAAGATGCTTATAACGAATGGTTGGCAAAACAAGGCGAACCTGTACAAGAGGATCGTACAGCAAAGCAAGTGGGTTCTGATATTTTAACCACTGCTGGGAAAGGTATTATCGGTGTTCCACAATCACTTGTTGGTTTAGCTGATATCCCTACGGGTGGTAAAGTTGGTAAGTACCTTGAAGAGAAAGGGTACAACTTCGAGAAGATGCAAAAGGAGTTAAGCGAACAATACTCTCCTCAGCAAAAAGAAGATATCAAAGCTCTACAAGAAGCCAGTGGCGTAGCAGATAATCTTAAAGCTGCATGGGAGCATCCTGAAGCGGTAGCCTCTATGGTCGGTGAATCAATACCTTCTATTTTTGCTGGTGGTATGTTCGGTAAAGCGGCTAATGCTGCGGGACTTGTTAAGTCTACAGCAGGTGCAGCAGGTTTAGGTGAAGCTCTGGTTGCTGGTGGGCAAAGTGCGGAAGACATACGTGTACAGTCACCCGATAGAGAACTCTCAACAAAAGGATCACTCTCAGCACTCGGTGCTGGTGCAGCAACAGGTGTGTTGGGTTTTGTCGGTAGTAAAGCAACCTCTGCGCTAGGTGGTATTGATGTCGATACGCTATTGGTGGGTGGCGCAAGACGAGCGATCAGTAAAGAAGTAGGCGAAGAGGCTGCCAAAACACCCGGTGTGTTTAGACGCGTGTTAACCTCTGCGTTTGGCGAAGGTATATTGGAAGAAGCAACTCAGTCTGCTCAAGAAAAGATGTGGCAAAACTACGCGACTGACAAACCCTTAATGGAAGGTGTAGAAGACGCTGCCACTAAAGGTGCGATCTTAGGTTCTGTTACCGGTGCAGCTGTTGGTGCGTTACCAGCTGGTAAAGAAGGTGTTGTTACACCAAGCATTCCTTCACCTGTCGTACAAGCACCTGAGTTGTCAGATCGAGAAGAAGAGTATCGCAAATCAAGAGAACTGAAACGAAGATCGAGCGAGATCGAAGCGGCAGGTATACCCACAGAAAGCAAACTGCACGATGATCTTCTCTCTTTGGACTATAACAAAGCTGAAGACTTAGCCACTGCTAAAACCTTAGTCGATGAAGCTGCGCAGACTGATGAGTACGAGGATCTAGACCTTGAGAACTTCGATGAGCATATCGCCAAACACGAAGCCAAACTAGCCGAACAAACGGCTACACCCGAAGCCCAAGTCGTTACACCCGAAGCTGAAGTCGTTACACCCGAAGCTGAGACTGCTGAAGTTGTTGCTCCTGAAGAACAAGTTGTTGCTCAAAAACAACAAACCGTAGAACCTACAAAAATTCCTGATGAGTATTTGGCACATGCTGAAGATACTGTTAATAAAGTTGAGCAGAACGAGATACCGTATGAATCACCTGAAGTAATAACTGCTGCTAAAAATTTAGATGTGTTTGATAGTGCGTATACTCCAGTTCAACAAGCACAAGCTGTTAAAGATAGAGTTGCAGATATCCGTGCAGCGCCTATTGTAGAACCCGTTACTCAAACTGCAAAAGAACAAGTTGTTACACCAGGGAATCAAACATTCTCTGTGGCACCTAGCGAGAAAATGACGGTTCATACGGCTGACTCGTTACGAAAAAGCTTAACGCCTGAAATGAAACGACTTGAAGCTACCGGTAAGTTCGTTCTGCACGATACGCAAGACACGTTACCTGGAACAGATCACCCTGCTAACGTACAAGGTATGACGACCGCTGACGGTGTTACGCATTATGTGGCTAACAAGCTCAATCCAATTACGCTTCAGAACGTAGCGTTACACGAAACTGGTGTACACGCGGGTATGGAAAACATGGTTGGTGCTAAAGTTTGGGAGGATGTCAAGAACCAAGCGATGAATAATGAAGGTGCTGAATTCGATGCGGCTAGAGCAAGTATCCCTAAAGATACACCTGCACATCTACGCGCTGAAGAAGCGTTAGCGTATCTAGTTGAAAACAGCTCGCACTTGCCTTTCATACGCAGACTGATTGCATCGGTTCGCAACTGGGCGCGTACCACTTTTGGTACGAATATTAGGATGTCTCAAGATGATGCAAGACACTTAGCCACACGAGCGTTGCGTAAAGAGTCACAATCTGGAAAAACTACGACTCGTAAAGAAGGCACTGCGTTCTCTTTATCTCCACGTGGAGAGCAAGCACTAACCGCTACTGAAGCGAGGCGTGAGGCGGCTACACCTGCACCTAGAGTTAAGACACCGAGAACAACCGGTGAGAGTATCAAACGTGGTATCGATGTGTTAGAGACCAGTCTGACCTCTTACGACTCAGCGTTCATAAACAAGCTACGAAGAGATCTTGTTAAATCAGGTCTACCCGTTGAATCTATAACCAAACTGATGTTAAAAGCATCTCAATCTCAAACCGTACATGCAGGTTCAGTGGCTGCTCAAGGGACGATACGCGGTGGGTTGAAGAAGAACGACATTACTCAGAAATGGGAAGCATTTGATGTTGATAACAAGATGCCAAACGTGCGTCTTATGTTAGATGATATCGCTAAAGATAACGACATGACGTTCAAGCAAGTAGCGAACCAGTTCGGTGACATCATGGTTGCCAGTCGTATCTTCGAGCTTCGACAAAGACCTGCCCAGATTAAAGAGAAGATCGATAGGGCAGATGAACGTATTGAAGCAGTCTCTAAAAAGATCGAAGAGCAAACCAGTTCTGAAGTTAAGATTGAGCTAAGAAAAGAGAAAGCAAAAGAAGAGCGTATCAAAAAGAGTTTGGAAAAGAAATACAAGAAAGCGTTAGACTTAGCGAACAATCAACACTTATCAGTAGAACAAGTTCAAGAACAATTGGATGTGTTAGAAGATCATCCTGAGTATAAGAAACCGATGAACGAGTGGCGAGCAATTCGTAAGAATATGGTTGAGTTTTTGTTTGAAACTGAACGCTACTCAAAAGCGCAAGCTGAGGCTTACCTTGACGCGATTGCGTACGTACCATTCAATCGTATTATGGATCAGAAAGATCCTGAAGCAGCCTATCTTACGATGTCACAAGGTCATGGTAAAGCCTCTGCTGGTCTTACCAAAGGTCAAACTGAGTATGGTATAAAAGGATCGCTTAAAGAAGTCGATGATACGGTAACCAACATGGAAAAGTGGGTTATGAATAGTTTTGTAAAAGGGATCAACGCATCGAAAGCACGTGAGTTGATGCAACTCTCTTTAACGAATATGCCTGAAGGTACGGTCACAGAGCTTGGGACTAATCCTAAAAATAAAGAAGGTACGGTCAATGTCTATTATAGCGGTAAAAAATATTATTTTCGTTATGCTGATCCGTTACTTCCTTTTTGTTTTAACGGTGTTAATCCTGTTGCACTACCTGCTCTAAAGTTCGGTGCGAAGTTTGCTAACAAGTTAAGACAGTTCATCGTATTGAACCCTTTGTTCACTGTGTCTCAGTTGCCTCAAGATACGTTCTCAGCGATGTTCTCATCCGGTTTGAGAAATCCTTTTATGCTACCTTTTGAGACGTTAAAAGAGTTTGGTAAAACTTTAGCGAGCACATCGGCCACCCATGAGAAATTAAAAGGACGTGGTGTTGTTGGGCAGAGAGATTTCATGGATGATGTAACCAAGAGTATCCATGATATTGCGTACAATCAACACTCGGAAACAAAAGGCGTTGGTGCAAGCATCTTAAGAGGTCTTAATCATTTCTCTATGGCAGGTGATAACGCGTTGCGTCAAGCCATCTATAACAGAACGATGGAAGAGCTTAAGAACAGACCGGATGCTGATGCAATAGCTACCGAACGTGCCTTAGAAGTGATTAACTTTAGACGACGTGGCGCAAGTGCTACTGCTGATATGATACGCCAGGTTACTCCATTCTTAGGCGCGTACCTGCAAGCACAGCGCGTTGCGTTTAACACCTTGTCAGGGCGAGGTATAGCCCCGTCAGAACGCAAAGAAGCATTAGCAACACTAGCACTCACCACTGCTCAAGTTATCGCTATGACGTTCGTTTATAACGGTCTGTTAGATGATGATGACGAGTTTAAAAAGAAGAACGCGAGAGAAAAAGATACTCGACTCTTCCCAATGGGATCTAAATCTAACATCACCATACCACTACGACCCGATGTGTTCTCATTCCCGTTCGTGTTAGGTAACCACGCGTATCGCGCCATGCTCGATAAAGGGACTGAGAATCCAGAAGTCGCAAGACGAGCAATGAAAGATGCGTTCTTAGCAGCGGTGGTTGGTATGCCGATGGGACCTACGGTTATCAAACCGATCGCTGAAGTGATGATCGATCACGACTTCTTTACCGGTCGTCCTATTATTTCTCAAAAGCTTGCTGGGTTTGAGAAAGAACTGCAATACACAGACGGTACATCAGAGATCGCTAAGATGTTAGGCGCAACCGGTTACATATCGCCCATTGTGGTTGATCATTTGGTGAAAGGTTTCTTTGGTTATGTGGGTGGAGCAACACTCGGTTTAACCGACATCGGGTTACGCGCATCGATGGATCTACCTTACGCGAGCAAAGCTGTGTATGGTAAAGATATCAATGATATTCCTGGTATGTCTTCTTTATACGCAAGAGAAAACAAACCGCAAATTATTGATAGCTTCTTTAAGTTCAATGCGGAAGTTGATAAGGTTAATCGTACTTACGGTGAGTATAAGAAGACTGGAAGACGCGAAGAAGCGAGAGAGTATAAGCAGGAAGGCCTTAACAAACTGTTGATGAAAGACAATGTCCGTAAAGACTTGCATCACATGTCAACTAAGGTGAGTGATCTGAAAGAGAAACGAAGAAAGATAATGGAGACACCTAATGAAAGGATATCTCCAGAAGCTAAGAAGGAAAGAGTTGATAAGATTGATGAGCGTATCTTACACGTGATTAAGAATATCGATCGACTGCAAGGTCGGGTATACAAATAAAACTGAGGGGTCGAAAGACCCCTTCTCTTTACTCAAATTTCCTCGTAGGCTTCTTCGTGCTCATCCTCGGTATATACATAAAAACGAGAGACATACACGAACAGCCATGTGAACGCCCAACCTTCCTCATCACTGGTTATCCATGGGAAGATGCCCCAGTTACTGATGTGACGTACACCCCATTCCCACATGATAAAAGTCATTCTAGTTCTCCGAAAATAATTGGTGCAACTGCTTGCAGTTGACGTTGGATTTCTAGTGCAACTTCTCGCACCTCAGCTTGAGCAGAAGGTGTACTCCTTAGTTTGATGAAATCGCGTAGTGCTTGATAATTACCTGTCATGTACAACTCTGTTTCCTGCGCCTGAGGTAAGAAATATCGCGCGTCTTGTTTTGACATACCGTCAGCACGTAACTCGTCATACAAATCTTTGGCTTCAAAAATATGACTGTGGATCTTTATCTTGCTCGTCGCGCTTAATCTGTCAAAACCTTCTGGTAAAAGACACTCGGCATCCGACTCATCGCAGTAGCGCGAACTGCGTACAAGGTAAGATAAGTGAACACTCCTAGTTAACTGAGCAAGACATACACGACTGATTCCTTCAATTTTAAATACAGCACTGCCAAAACGCAGAACGGATAAGTGACCCACGCCAATGATATGTTTAAGTCTCTTCTCATCATTTCCTTGTTTCCCATAACAAATTCCTGCATATTTGCCTAGTAATAGCGGATCGCTATATTCTTCTAAAGTTACTTTCATTTTATACACCCTCGTTCTGGTTTTATATCTTCTAATATGTTGTAAGTATGCTTACATTCGTGACATACCTTTAAGTTAAAACTGTAGTACATTTCAAATGTTCTACATTTGTGCGGATAGAAAAACGATATTATTTTTTTAATCATCTTTGTTCTCGACCCAGAAAATATGGAGATCACGCTTTGCATTTAGATACGCTTCAGAAGCTTCTTCGGCAGTATTGAAAAGTCCAAGGTGTTTGCTTTTACCGTTGAGCATTATTTGGGCTCGCCATTTTTTACTTGGCGTATACCAACTGACTCCTAATAACCCACAACCATTAGTCTTGTACGGTTTCGATTTGTTATGCTGATTTTGTTGCTCTGTTGCGACACGTAAATTGGCAATAGAATTATCTCTCGGATTTTCATTTTTGTGATCTAAAAATGTTTCTGGAAATTCCCCATGTATATATAACCATGCTAGACGATGGGCTCGATATTTTTTGCGGTCAATTTCAATATTAATATAACCAGAAGCATGTTTACTTCCGGCAATAGAACCTTTCTTTGCAGCGCTGCTTCTTTGCGTAAGATTGGTGAAAAGTCCAGTTTCTGGATCGTAATTAAGTAATTCTTTAAGTCGAGATTGCGTAAGCATTTGGAAAATTCCTGAGTAGAATTATGAGCGGAAAAGTTATGTGGCAATAAACGCTCAATTTATTATTCGGGTTCGATGCCCTAGCCACAGTTACAATTATATCTCATCTAAATATTCGTTTCCAGCTTTTTAATTTCTCGTGCCAAATAAAATTGAGCTTTTTTTAGATCCTCTATCTTGTTCGCCTTATAGCCTGATCGGCTCACATATTTTATTACGTTCGCCAAATTCCAGTTTGTATCAAACCCTTTCGCTTCGATATAATCGATAACCTCAATACCCCCATGAGTATAGTGTGATGGTTTATTAATAGGGTCATCACCAGTCCGTGCTTCTTTGAGAATCCATTGGGGTTTCACATTTGTTTCTTCGTTTATCATCGCATAATCCTTAAATTGTTTTGGGTAATGCCACAAATTGATTGGGGGCATTGTAAAGTCTGCCCAAGTTATACTCATAACTCACTCGCATCTCGACATTCTATGGAGCACCAGCGCCTACCATCTTCGACAGGTGCGTCACAACCCCAACAAATACCCGACACGTTTTGATACGGATCGACTACATTTTGTCTTACCAGTTCGATCTGCTTATCTAAAATCAATTGTGCTTGATCATTAGCTCTATCGATCTCATCTGCCATAACTTTTCTCTGTTCTTTTTATAATTTTTTCTAGCATTGATATGTTTTTTGACGGTTTATTATGCGCGGAGTTATATCCAAGTTTATAACCGTGTTCAAAAGCTTCTTGAACTAACTCTTTAAAACTCATACCGTCTTCCCACATATTGTCTATTTCTTCATCAGTTAATCGTACCATAACTTTTCTCACATGCTTTGAAAGGGTTAATCGGAGGGATAGGGATAATAACAATCCAGTCCTCCGATCGCTGTTTGTTCGTTTTCTTATTCGCCATTTAGCGTAAGCCTTTTGATTCTGTCACACCGCTCTGATTATTATACTGTCCCATTACCGCGTAACTCTTCTCAGCGTCTCC